TAATTGAATAGTCTTCAACCATGGTCCAGTATTCGTGGTCAATATTCTTAAATAACTTTTGTGCTCCACCACTGTTTAATTGGTTGGACTTAACTACCGACTTGTCTATTCCTACAACGTCACACATTGCGTCTAAGACCTCTTCTCCCTTGCTCATTATATATTCGTAACCTAGGTATGAAACAGTGTCTGAGAAGTACCAATTGTCATCGTTTAAAAATTTTGAGAAGTCCATGTACCTTGTAAAAATAAAGTCAGCATCATGAAAGAATATAGCATCATCCTTTAGGTATGGGTGCTCCTTAAAATGTTTTTTTAATATGTGTGCTTGAATTGCTGGTAAGTACTTACACACTCCCATTGTATCTTCGTAAAAGAAGAACCTTACGTATGGAAATTTTTGCTGTATCTTTCTCCAAGATTCAGGTACAGATTCTTGATATCCAGCTACCACATCAATATTATTTCCGTTGTAACCTAGACCAATAAAATTTGTAAGGTATACCTCAACCTGCCACGCATAATAGTCTATTGCAGGTTGTGCAGACATCATCCTTAAGTTCATCATTCGCAAGTAAATGGACTAGACCAAGTTGACACACCATTCCAAATAGCACCCTTATTATTAACTACAAATTTATAATAACCAGGAGGAGCTATTATGGTAAATGCTTTATCAGTATATAATATGTCAACAAAAAAATACACCCTTGGTGTAGTATTCAGCGATAAGGCCTTTGCCACATTTAGCTTTATCACCATCTATTAAAGCTACAAAAGAAAGCACAGCCTCATTTTTTGGCGGCATTGTTGTGGTACTTGTAGTTGTGGTTGTAGATGTAGTGCTAGTAGTAGTAGTAGTACTAGTGCTTGTAGTTTGAGACAAGCAATCAGAGCACTTATTAAATACAAACAAAATGCCTGAGTAAACTGTTCCAGTAGTAGTAGCAGTTGTTATTGTATAGCACAATCCATTTGCATCTCTTACAACCGTACCAACACCTAATATATCTATAGACGTGTATGAAAGTATTTGAGTAATTGCATTATTGTCACACCTAGTTGCTATACACTTTCTCAGAGGAATAGTTGTAGTTGTAGTTGTAGTAGTCGCAGTTGAGCACGCAATAACATTTATTACCTGACCAGTGTTTGATATATTTACAGCAAACTTAACAGTATTCAACATTATATACCACTTAAACTGCCCATCAAATGGTGTCGTCCCAGTGTTATTTGTGTACACAAAATCACCAACTACTGGAAGCGTTGACCCTCCATTATGATAATGGGTAGTATAGCTTGGAGACGCAAAGACACAGCTATTGTAAGCACTACTTGATATTGCATTTGTGGCTAATGAAAAAGATGTAAATGTTGGTGCAGTAGTTGTTGTAGTAGTAGTTGTTGTAGTGCTAATAGTAGTACACGCACTACAGCTTACATACTTTACAGCAGAGCTTACGATTAATCTATATGGATATCTAGCAGATACAACAGAAAGTATGGTCCAACAATTTAAGTCAACAGCCGTCTTAACTACATTTCCAACAACTATACCCTGACTACCTGTGTCTAATAGAGTGATCTCTACAGATGGGTCAATACATGACCTAGCATTGTAATAAGTTCCTGCTGGAACAGTAGTAGTTGTAGTAGTAGTTGTAGTGGTTCCACCACAATTATGAGTATCCATTACCGATCCAATAGCACTTATCCTTAACGCTACTTCTGCTTGATGGTACCAAAAACCTCCTCCATTAAAAGGTCTTAAGCCTTCATTATCGTAATAAATAAAGCTTCCCTTGCTTGGTAATTGCTGAAATTTATCTGGACCTATAAAAAACATGGTAGTAATAACTTTTCCAGAAGAACTGCATATTCCAGTAGTATCGTAATGAATATCTTTTATATCTATCTCTACTGGTCTACTAACTGCTAAATCAGGAACACTTACATTAATAGTCTTGTTTGGACTCGTGCCAAAAGAATTGGTTGCATTGATTGTTATTACATATTCTCCCTTTCGTGTATTTGAATCTATATCCCAAACTCCATTAGAATATATTGATTGTGAAACTGGACTACTTGAAACTAAAGTCCAAGAGGTTGGTCCTCCTATTGCGTGTACAGGCCTTTTAATAGCCCCTGCATTAGAAAATACAAGATCACCTTCATATATGTAAGGTACTGCAAATGGTCCATTTGAAAAACAATCGTCTATATTTGTAACTAAGCCATCATTATCAATGTTTATAAATATATTGTTTCCAATGTAATAGTTTAAGTTCTCTCCAATAAATACTACATTACTTGCAGAATAAACAATATCTCCAACAACTGGTGTCAGATTTAATCCATTATGATAATAAGTAGTAGTTGTAGACTTTCCACAAGGCGTATTATCTTTTGTTGGATTTATACTAAAAGATGTTGTGTATGGGTTTATTTTTTTTATTGACCATGATGACGTACTAAATGGTGATGACACAACTACAGACGCATCTAGAGTTCCTATATTTTTTACAGTAATTAACTTTCCTTTTCCATTATTTACAGCACCATTATATGGTGATGAAAGAGATATCTCACTAGGCAATACTCCAGCAGCAATTAAGTCATCATAATTTTGTTGTGTGTTTAAGCCTACATAACCAGTATCATTTTGAACCTCTCCATTTACTACAAATTGAAATCTAGTGGGTGCAGAAGTTACATTATAATCAATACCACACCTACCAGCATTATTATTAAAACTAATTGACATCGACCTATCACTAGTCACTCCAATGTATGACGCAGAGTTTAGTATTTTATCTGAATAGTCCCACAAAAAGTATGCATTTTCATAGTTATTTGGATTTAAAAATGTAAAATCACCAACAAATATTCCGCTAGTTAAAACAACTGGTATTTCTGTAGCCAGAGATATTATTTCATCTGTCTGTGATTCATTATATGATACATCTGATACAAGGTAATAAAGTTTATTATTTAATGAAGGAGCTAATTCTTTTGTTGTTCCTGTTCCACCGCTTTTAATCGTAACTAATTGACCGTGCACTGGTGATAAACCAAATATTTGTTGACCAGTATACTGATCAAAAAGTAATATTTCTGATCCAGCAGAAACAACATTATTTATTCCATTTAATGATTCACCTGATAGTTGTATTGATTGATTTAGTATATCCATTTTTATTTTAATTTTTAATAACAATATTTGGAGTGCCTATAGGAGAATATTTTTGTTGTGTTAATAAAAAGTCTGTATATTTATTGCAATAAGAAACTCTAACTGTTATTGTTCTTGGTAGGACAGCAGGTTGTGTTAATGATGTAGTTCCATATATACTTTGTGACCCTGTTCCAGATAGTTGGTCTATTAATAACCAATCTGTACCAAATCCAGTATTTATCAATGATATGGTCCAGCTCTCATTAGTATTTATACTAAATAATAATGTAGAAGAAGATGTTCCAGTATAAAAAACAACTAGAGAAGGTCTACTAATACTTAAAGAACACAATGTATTTCTTGTAGTATTAGTTGTTAGTGAGTACATATTATAATACGGATCATAAGCCCCTATTTTTTGCGTGTTTAGATTGTCAGTAAGAAGATCTCTAAAGTAATTTCTCATGCCTTTTGATGAGATTTCCATAACTCCTTGATTTCCTAAGATCTCTATAACTACACCTCTCTTAGCATCAGTAAAATATAAATTATTTGAGTCAACAGCAAAACTTGCTGGGTCATTACTTATTCCGTTATCAACATCATATGGCACTTGATTTCCTAATACCTCTGGTATTGATGCAACCTGACCTCCACCTAAGGCATCTACCAATAAGTTTTTTCCAAATAAAACAGATGTTATTTTATCCTGATGCAATACAAGTAAATCAGAGTCTCTTGTGTATAGCTTTTGTATGGAGCCATATTCTTTCTCAAGATTTTTAAAGTTTGCAACTGATAAGTTAAATTCATTTAGTCTATTAATAGATGAATCACCACGATAAACTCCACTATAGCATAATGATGCAAACTTATCTTCTTCTTCATAATCTTCAATAACAGTACTCGCTCTTATGCTGTACTTCATTGTTGAGTTATTAAATGAATCTCTTATTCTATAAGACTCCAATCCATTTCCATAACAAAATGCATTATAGTCAGAATTTTCATTATTGCTATTTAAAATAACATTAGCACTACCCAATGCTGTTTGGTCAGACTCACCTTGCATAGAATAGATAATACCAGACCCGCTGAAAGTGGTAGTGGAAAATATTGTTATTTGTCTTTCAGATGTTACAGCTACTACATTATATGATATACCACTCCTCCATACAGAATCAGCAATATTAAAATAATGCATGTCTGTTGATGTAAGAAGAATATTAAATCCACCTGCTACAGCGGTGCTAGTAGCTGTCTGATAATCCCATCCAACACCATGAAAACCATTTTTAATTGGATATGTTTTTGTTGTTTCATGAAATATAGGGGTCTCAACATCAAGTGGTACCGTCTCAACTATATATGTTGGGGACTCGGCTTGTTGTAGTGTACCGCTTATATAATTGTTTGTTCTCTCGCAATTATCATTATCAAAAAGCCCTCCACCATGTCTATCACAAAATGCTGAAATAAATAAAGCAGACATGTATGTGCTTGTAGCTGGAAGCATTCCATTTATAGGAGAAGGGGCACTTACTACATAAGATTGACCAGCATTTCCTCCTGGTATGGCACTTGGAACAGGTGTAGTAACCCATCTAAAAGCAGCTGAAGTTCCAGATGTCGTTCCATCTGCTTTTATAGTAATTGGAAAGTTTCCATTACACTCCTGATACCAATACTCCTCGAATGTTGGATAGAGTCTAGAAGATATAGGCAATGTAGTATTAGAAACAGCATTATTCCTATCTGTAACGGATATTTTTATAATTGCTCCAGGATATATAGGGCCTTTAAATCCAACCATCAACTTTCCAAAATAATCCTGATGTGTAACAGCTCCATAAATATCAAGATTACAGGCTTGTGGATTTGAACTATTAACTGTCGGCTGAGTTGGACTAGCTGGAATACCGTCACCACCAATTGCATTTCTAATTGCCCAGTCATTACCTCCTTGTGTAGCACGAAAACCTCTAACGTTAAGTACATATTCATCTCCCAAAACATAAACACCAGCTCCAAAAGAAAGGTATGTAGTTCCTCCACCATAAGAAACAACAGTCGAAGATACATCATAACCTGGTCCTATAGCAGTAGGTTGAGTCCAAGTACTTTGATTCAGTGGGTCACTATTTATTATAAAGTGTGTTGGAGAGTTACCATTAGGGTCATTTGGATCATTAACTATTTTTATCTTTAACCTTACATCACTTGTATAACAATAAAAATTACTTGCACCTTGTGTAACCAGAGTTATATCTGGAGCATTATTCTGAGAAGCACTAAAATTGTTTGAACCAGCTCTATAGTGTATTCTATCATAAAAATAACTAACACTTGGAAAACAAAAAGGGTATTTAGTATTAATATCTGGATTACCACATTCATTCAGACTTGAAGAATCTTGCCCCATGGTTACCCAACTTGGACTATTAGTAGTAATTAATACTGGTGCAGCTAAAAAAGATGCTGCACTTATAACGTCTGGCTTTATTTTTAAATATAGACCAGCTAGTGAATTGGTGTTTAGGATATTAGCTTCCTTAAGTTCAACTTCAAGAACCTTAAACTTCCTATTTGTATGAGTTGCTAGTGCGTTAGCTGTTTTAAATATTATGTATTCACCAACAGAAACTTTGTCTCTGTCAGATTCTGAAATCTGTATGTATCTATATTCCCCTTTTACTTGAAAAGATATAGGAAACAAGTTATAGTAATCCTTTTTTGACTGCTTTATGTATAGCCTATAATTTGTTGCCCAACTTGGAGGAAGGCTTTTTATGTTTGTAATTAAGAAGTTTGACGTATCTGAATTAGATGGCGGTATGTACACAGAGCTTGAACTATTGTTACCTGTATTATTATCTTTAGATGTCAATACAGTTGTAAGTCTACCGTATTCATCACTATACACTATTCCAACCTCATAATCACGATCACTCCTAAATGTTCTTTTTGGATCAGCAACATTAGCAGTAGTATTACTACCAAAATCAACTGTATATGATAGCTGTTGAACATCCCTAAACTGAGTATAGTTTCCATATATCAATCTGTTCCCAATAATCTCTTGTGCCTGTGCCTTTAGTGGCACGTTGTCAAACATTCTGGTTACTTGATCAGACGTAAGGGTGGCATATATTTTATTATTTCTAAATATAAAGTTTGCAAATGAATTATTTGCAAATCCTTCATCACTTTTATTTAGCGTTTCAACTATCATTACATTTAATGATCTTGTGTCTCTTGCTAAAATTTGTATTTCTTTAACAAACTGATTTCCAGTTTCAAAAGAAAGTTCAACTAAATTATTTTTATTTAACATTCCAATGTTATCTCCAGTATTTGGATCAAATGAAAGAGGTTTAGCGTTAAAGGCTACAGATGAAAATGGCGACATTGAGCTAAACTCATTGTCAATGTATTTATATCTATAGCTAAAATAAAGAAATTTTTCTTCTAAGTTATTTGAATCAATATTATCCGTATCATTTTTTAGTGTTATTTTAGGGCTCTTTAAAGGAGGTCTAAGGATAACATTAATGTCTATATTTATTCTAGAATCATTTATTGAATATGATCTAACTCTAGAAATATTTATTCTTCTTGGTGGGTTGAGGTTGTCTGTCCAAAGTAAAAATCCTCCGTCCTCTGTGGGTATGTAATTAACGCCAGTAATTAACGCAGTAGCATCAAATCCTAGTTGCCCAGTTGTGCTTCCTAAAATTAAAGAGGTAACATTAGTTTTTTGGTTGTACTCAAATATTCCATCAAATGCTGCTGAAGATATAAACCAATAAATTAAACTCAACGGCTCATGTGTTACAGCACCAATTGTTTTAGCCCCTGTAATTGTTATTCCAAGAGTTTGTAAATAAGTAGTTACATTAAATATATTTTCATTGCCCATTGCATTTTGAGCGGCTCCCATATTAGATCCTCCAGTAGCCTCTATCGTTAAATTACTAGCAGATCGGTATTGACCATCAGGAAGCATCCTTTCGTCAATATCCATATTCATCTTACCAGCGATAAATGTTCTCTTACTTTCTGCCATGATTACTTAATCCATTTATCTTTCCCTCTCAAGCTCATTAATATTCTTGATGGGTGCATGTTACTCAATCTAATTTTCGTATTTCTTAGTGTTGCGGTCTTTTCTTTTTTAGCTCTTGCTACTATGTACTCCTGAACGCCAAATTTATTGTTTAATACAGCCCACTTTAAGTAGTTGTATACGTACTCCTCTGCTAACTTGTTTATAGATATTTTTGTTGAGTCTCCATTCTCCATTCCGTCTGAAATATACTCAAGAACAATAAATGCATTCTCAACTCCAGATGAAAAATCAATAACACCAGACTCCTTATTGATTGTGAACTTAGGGTTTTGGTTTGCGTCTTCAGTGTTCATGCCATACCTTGATCCAATGCTATAATTAAAGTACCATTGACCATCACAGCAGTATCCCATCTGATTATTGTATATTCCTCCACCAGTGTACAACATGTTTTCACCCCTAAGAATATCAAGCTTTGATGTACCTGTTACAACCTCTCCATTAGAGTCAAATACAATGTCTAAGTTATTGTCCTGCAAGTAAGCCGTAGCTGACATAACGGTTCTGTTCTCAACCAATGGAACAAGAAATCCATTATTTAACATTGACATTCTAACGTAGCTAACATAGTCTGGAGGCATGATCATTTTTAGATCAGTTCCAAGCTCTAATTCTAGAACCTTTATGTTGCGTAGTGCATCATAGTTAAGCTCCTGTATAGCTCTCTTTGCATGGAAAATAATTGTATATCTATCAACATTGTTGACTAGCTTATCATTACCAACATACATTAGTATGAAGTTATTTACTATGTCAGATAGAGTAACGTACTGATATGAACCCCAATTTTCATCTTCAGGGATAGTTCCGTTATTTTTATAGTACTGGTAATTAGTTATATATGACATCTACTATTGTTTTTGTTGTGAGTCTTGTATCTCTTCTGACTTAGCCGCCTGTACAACTTCCATCTCTCTAATTGAAACTCCAGCGTACTGTAATATCTTAACTACCAAACCTGAAAAATCACTTAATGGTAACTCAAAGTCTTGATAAAATACATCACTTGGATTAAATACTGGTTGACCAGCCGTGATTGAGCCATAAGTCCACACTGGATCTTTTGGATATCTTAGGTACTGAGTTGTAATATTCGTTAAAATTGTTGTTGGATATACAACTAGACCAGGATCGCTCATTGTGTATACTGGATTATTTACGTCAGGAGCTGTTAGGTTTGAATTTAATAGTGCAGATATCTTTCTTTGGCTAACTTTTTCTACCTCAATAGTGTTATTATACATTACCCTCTCTAGGTAATAAAAATCTATAGGTAAAAGAAAATTTGGGTTAGAAAAAGTTAATGCTGCAAGCGTAGAGAATGAGTCAATAACCTCACCTATGTTTTTTGGAACATCTGTGTATCCCTCTCCAAACATTCTAGCGTTCTGCTTAACAATTGAGTTGGAGTAAGAGTATATGTACTGTTCAAATATTTCAAGCTGTGCCTGCTTTGCAAATAAGTTAAATTCCTCTGGAGTAATGTAACCCCGATTGTCTTTACTTATTATTGACAGAACAGTATTTCTAACATCATTTATCATTGCAAGTCTTTTTACAAAGATAAACAAAAAAAGGCACTCTAATTAAAAAGTGCCTCTTAGGTTTTAGATTGATTGCTATTAAGCTACGTCTATATCACTAACAGCTTGTGGTACTGCAACATCATAGACAACATTAGTCCAAGAAGTTTGCAAAGCAGCCATGATTGCGTTTTGAATAGCATCACGCATACTAAAAGCAACTTGAGCTGCATGTGTAAGCGTAACTACTTTGCCACCTTGATAAGTTACTAGTGTTGTTACAGCTGTTGCTGAATCAGCCGCTGCTTCAACCATAACTACATTAGTAGCAGAGATCAATATGTTACCTGAACTTGTAACTGGGATACTTAAAAATTTTTCCATTGTTTAAAAAGTTTAATGGGTTAGTAAAGTACAAATATACTAATTTTCTGACAACTTATCTTCAAGGTGTTTGTACAACTCTAAACCTTCATCTGATTGAAAGTATGAAGACAGTACATAAAGTGGATCCTCTCCAAATGGAACGGTAAGCAACTTCTTTTTATTGTCCTTGAAATTAAAGTATATCTCTTTTTTATTGTTCTTGTAAATCAAATAGCCATCAGATATTGCTCTTGCAGCTATATTGTTGATTCTTAGTGATGGGTCATTAACAGCCTCCATAAATTCTTGAGGATAACGCTTTGCAAATAACATTACGTCTCTCTTTAATTCAGTAGTCTTCATTGACTCAACATTTGATCCCATTAACAAACGAGCAACAGACTCTAGTACTGATATATCTAAGTCTCTAGCTGCTATCTGTGCGTCAAGTTGATCGTATAACATAGTAACGTCTTCCTGTGCATCTTTTTCATTATCAAACTCATAGAATTCACTTCCATTTCCTGGATGATAATATAAAAATTCCTGTAAGACAGGATTTGACTTTGGTACATTTAAAACACCGTCCTCAAATACAACTGGCTCTAATATAACGTTTTGATCTTGATCATCCTGAAAAGGAGTCTTTGAATTTCTTGCGTATCTAAGCGGATAGTTTATGTTTGTTTCTTCATCAAAATAAAGTAGCCTCTTTCTTGGGCTGTCTTTTGATGCTATGTAATAACTTAAGGGAGTTGTATCACCCTTTAATAAATAGATTCTGTCCTTAGACTCTAATTTTACTCTTTTAATTGTTTCCATTTTATATAATTTAATTTATTTTAAAAAAATAGAGAGGGACACTGATGTCCCTCTCTTGATTTAATCCTATTACTTGAATAAGAAGAAGTTGTTTGCACCTAGTGTACACAAAGCTCTTTCAGACAAGAAGTGAACCTCCATTGCATCTAAATCGCTTGTTGCAGCACCACCTGCTGAACCTGTCATCCAAGTCTTGTAACGTCTGTCTTCAGTTTCAGATGCACGGTAACGCACGTGTAAGAACGGTCGTCTTGCATTTTTACCTAGAACTTGATCGTATACATTCATTGTACCAGCTGGAACTAAAACACCATTGATGTTACCACCAACAAGACCACCACGAAGTGTAGCATCGTTTAAGTATTTCCAGTCAGTCTTGTAAAACTCATAACCTCTCTTGAATCCAGAGAAACCTAAGTTTAACGCCATCTCCTCAGAATTATCAAACAAACCGTAAGAAGTTCCACCAGCTCCGTAAGAATTTTGAGCAGCTAACATATCATCGATGTCGAATGAGAATTGACGATTTAAGAACAATGCGTTTTCAGCAATAGCTCCTTGCTTGTCAAGACGTTGTACAATTGAATCAAAATCAGACAATGCAGTTGGATTACCTCCAGACCATACATTACCACGAGTTTCAATAGCACTGAACATACCCATTGTACCAGCAGCTGTTGAACCAGCAGTAGTACCAGGAGCAGATGCAGTAGATGGAGACAAGTAAGCTAATGCATCAGATGCTGCCTCAGCACGAACACCTTCAACCATAGCCATTTCAAGATAATCATCAAAACGTAGACGAGTCTCGTGCTCTGACTTGATGTACCATAAGTATCCAGCAGCTCCATTTTCAGTAGTTACCTCAACCCATCCAACTTGTGCCATATCAGAACCAGAAACAGCATACTTATCTTTAATGATAATTGGCTTATTGTCAAAGTACAAGTCTTGTGATTCATTGCTTCCTGCCATTCCAGCAACACCTTTTGAAAATTCAGAACCGTAAACAAATACAGTTACAAGTTCAGTAGTGATTGTAAATGGTGAACCAGATGCATTATAAAATTTAACAGTAAATGTAGATCCGTCAGATGCAACTGCACTAATAACTCCTCTTGCAGAATTAGCAGCTACACTTTGAGATGAAATAAATACAGTTTGATTAACTCTAAAGTTGCATACTGTAACAGGACTTGTTGTTGCCATTGTAAAAGTAGCGGTATCTGAACCAGCTGCTGACGATGGAATTACTCCTGTATATTTTGTATGTAAACGACCTTGTTCTGACCATTTAATCATGTCAGAGTTAGAAGGAAGTTCTGCACCAACCATACGTAAGAATGATGCAATTGATCTATTACCGTAACGCTCAAATTCTTGCTCATATGTATCAGGAAGATACTGATTCAAGAAGTCAAAGTTTGTAATATAATTTGTTGGCAATGTTGCCTTTACTGAGCTAGGAGTAATCGCTACCCCTGGACTCGCTGCTATTGATCCAGCCATAATTTCTAAGTTTTATTGTTTCTAATTACTAATCTATTTCCACGCTCCGCATCTACCGATCTTACCTGAAACCCTTGAGTTGGTGTTATAGACGTTGCATTACGAGTCATATCTATATTTTTAGACTCTCTTGCAACACCTTCTACCGCTTCAGACTTACCTTTTTCATAAAAGAATTTGGCAAACTTCTCTGGGTTAGAGGCAACAGCTATAGAACGATGGAACATCTCAGCGTCTTGTAGGTAGCCATCATCATTTAAAAACTTGTTTATAAAGTTCTTTAATGTAGACTGCTCCTTCAATAGTTCTTGCGATTCAGCTGGCTTATAAACTAACTTCTTGTCTTCGTCTATACTAAACTTGAAACCTTCAAATTTATCAGAAAACAATTCATTTGTTTTATCAGCAAAATACTTAGATCTACGCTCCTGATCCTGCTCGCTTGCAGTTGTGGTTTCTCTATATTCCTTGTAAGCTCTATAAGCATCTTTTTCTTCTTGTGGAACAAAAGAATCACCTGACTCAAGTGGAACTTTGTACTGTTCTTTTAAGTTGTTAAAATACTCTTTAGCTTTGGCAAGCTCTTTTTTCTTTGCTACTTGTTTTCTTTTTACGTCTTTTTCATCATCAAAGTCCTCATCAAAAGAGAACTTGTTTTGAATCTCCCAACGAACATCATCAGAGTCTAGCTCCTTATTTTGTTCTTTATAAAAATCAAAAAGCAAAGTGTCTTGGTCCATTGAATCATAATCTTTACTAAGATTCATAAAATCATTTATCCCTCGACCTGTTTCTTTTTTATACTTCAAGAATGCTGAAACGTCTTCAGGTAGTTCTTCATTTACCTGTCTCTGTTCCCATATATCATCAAGAGATGATATCTCCTTGTTGTATCTTTTTCCTAAATAAGATATGATTTTATTTTCATCAATATCTACCTCAGGGACTTCTGCAATATTTACTTGCTCTTGTGGTTCACTTTTAGGGTTTAATTTCTCTTCGTGTTCCTTGAGCAATTTTTCTTCAATCTCAACTGCTGACTTTTCTTCAAACTCAACAGCTCTTACTTTAAATTCACCTTCCATTTTATTTAATTTAATATTTTACAAAGTTACAATTTTTTTTATATGTACTTTTTAATGGTACACAACCTAAATTTATCTAGGATTAAAAGATTCTAAATCAAATCCATCCAACGAATCTTCAGTACTCTCAAAATCAATTGGAGGTAAGTTATTTTTTCTTTGGTTAATCAATTCAGACTGCCTACTAGCTTGAAGATCAACTCTTTTGTCTTTAGCTTTCTCTTTATCTTTGTCTCTATTCAACATACCATCAACCTCTATTCCTTTTAGTTGCATGTTATACTGAAATTCTAACTCCATCAAGCTTCTCTTAGCTTCAACCTCAGCCTGCATTGTTTTTATAGCGTAGTTTGCTTCAGCCTCTTTTAATTGCATCTTAGCTTGTGCCTCAATCTGGAATAGCTGTGCCTTCTGTTCAGCCGCCATTTGTTGTGACTGCATGTTCATCTGGCTTTGCATCTGCATCTCTTCTTGTTTCTGCTTCTGCTGTGCCTCCATTCTTTTTCTACGCTTAACCTTAAGCATCTCATTTGCTAGCTTCATGTTATTGATCATTCTAATGTCAATAGCATCTTCTAAGTCAATTGTTTGCTGCTGTAGTGCAATCTGTATGTTCTTCTCTAGGTTTAGTTTTTGTTCTTCGTCTGGAGATATCTCTATAAATATTCCAAAGTCATGTAGATATAAATCTTTTATCTCATCAAGAATTCCAACGTTATACTTTCCTATCTGCATAGAGAACTCCTCAACAAAGTCAGAGTACTCAAGTATGTCACCAATTCTTAATGATATACACGTTGCCAATCTTTTTGTTATAGATAGACCAGCCTCTAGTATGTGTCTTGTTGCTGTATTGGAACTTAATGCTGCCATCTTCTGTATTCCAACTAGTGCATCTGGATTAGGTGTCGATCCATCTCTAGCCTCATTTATTCCAGTAACGTCACGAATCATGCTTAAGTTATGATTGTAGTTACCAATAAGTGCAGCCATCTTAGACTGACCGCTATTTGTATTTAACTCCTGAATAGGAATTCTAGCATTATTAAAATCACCATCCTGCGTATAACTTCTTCCTATTACACTACCAGTTTGGAAGTACATCTTTAATGCGTCTTCTGGATTGTATGCTGCACCTGTACCCAAGTCAACTTCATTTATTCCGTCAGCGTCAATAAAGACTCCATCTGGAACAATTCTAGCCATTACCTGTTGTAGCTTAAGGTGTGTTAGTTGTATCTGATCTGCAAACGGTATCATTCTCTTAACAAGAGACTCAACATTTCCTTTGTACATTCTAGGTGCGTATGCAATATAATTAGGCATTGCGTTCTGTGAAGCTGACTTTGGTCGGACCATGTTTTTCATCATCTCCCACTTTATCATCTTGTTAGACCCACCAACTAATATACCATCGTACCACACATCCTTAACAGACTCTATCTTCTCGTACATCATCCCTTCCTCAACTGGAGGATTAAATGATGAATCTTTTCTTATTACCTTTTCGCCACCGTTCTCTAATATTTTTTTCTTCCAAACAAACTTCATGTCTGTCTTGTAGTTAACATAAAGAAGTGTTACTACTTCATTTAAAAAAGCATCGTCCTGATACGTTTTTATTATTGGAAAATAATCATACCAAGCAGAACTAGCGTTTCTTATCTCAGTTAATTCTTCATCTGTTAAGTTTGGATTGATCTTTCTTAGTTCAGTATAATGAACCATCTTTACCTCTCCGAAATAGTAACAGTCAGAAAAATCAGGTCTTTCAGTATAGCTGTGTATCCAGTTAGCAGGGTCTACATACTCAACGTTTACGCCATCATTAATCAAAAATGAATGCTTTACTACGCCAAGTCCAATTGTAGTCATGTCGTAGTCAATAAGGCTTCTTGTTTCTGAATACTCATTCATCTTAAGTATAGTATCTATTGCCATTTCTTCCGCAATTTCAATGCTAGGCTTATACTTAAGTTGCATGTACAACGATAATTCCTCATCGTTTTCTGGTAATTCATTTGGGTCAACATTAAATGCATCAACTCCAAACTCAGACTTAGTTAGATTAAGGAAGTCTTTTGCGATCATGTCTGACTCGATCATGTCCTGAAACATATTCTTGTGTTCAGCAGACATAACATCCTGAGCCTCAGCCTTAATTGTAAACAGTCTGTCAGACATTCCGTTAACAACAATATCAACAAACTTCGGAATAATAGGTATTGGCGACCAGTCAAGATTTAAGTGAGACAGGTCTCCATCTATAGATAGCTCGTTTTTATATTTTTGAATTGGTTGTTCACCCCTAGCGTATAATCTAAGTGAATGATAATTACCCCATTGATTGTAGAACCTACAACTATTTGTATTTTTTTTAAACCACTCCCCCTCAATCGCCTTTGCTACCTTTAAGCCATATTCAATTGTTGCTTTTTCTTCATCGGTTGCGTTCTGATTTGGGAATGATCGTTGTTGTATTAAAACTGATGGTTTATCCATTATTTTTTTATTTCGCTTCGGTTGCCTGTATTATCGTATCTTGCAAATTTAATACTTATTTTTGTATTTGTTTTCTCTTGATTAACGATGTACTTTTTTGTAGACATAATTGCAAGACCAGAACTAATTGAGGCATCGTGCTTTGTTCTGTTGTTTATATCAAACCTAGCCCAGTCTTCAAGAGTCTTTGTAAAATACATCGACCCCATAGAATCTTGGTCACGGTATGTACCCTCAATGTCCATGCCCACGTACTCTTCAATGTAAGAGCCAATAGCTGACGCATGAGCTTGTTTTACGTCCTCAGATGAGTTAGGTATACCACCGAGCTCTATCTCTGTCCTAGAGAGCTTGCTGTAGTGCTTGTCTGGACGATTAATGGAGAATGGTCTGTATCCTCTATTTTTAAAGTGATACAGTAGTCGTTGCTTATTGTTCTCAATTAGTATTGGCATACCATAAAATACACAGGCCATAAGAACATCCTCAAAGAATATCTCCGCTGTCTGAGGCCGTGCTATATACTCTAAAAAAAATTCATTTGTTGGTGCGTTTTCCATGTGAAACTTAGTCATTCCATGAAGAGCACCATTCGATCCACCACCTCCTACAACTCCAGATATGTCATACG